CACTCAGTTACTTTCAAAAGTTAGCTGATAGTTGAAATATAATCAGATCTGCTTGACCCTTCTGGTCATAGCAGCATACATTAATCTATTTTTTAAATAGGTTACTGATACAGTCTAATATTTTCTCCTTTCTTTAAGGTGTTGCTTACATATTGAGCAGCACCTTTTTTATATGGCATGAAATCATCTAGGTCATTAAACATTACATTTAAATATTCAGGTTTCAATAAGAATATATTTCTTTTATCATCTTCTTTGTCTATTTCATATTGATAGTTGGTGACTGCTTTAGTCATGTTAGCTGCTGGAATAGTGTGATAAGAATTATTATCATAGTATTCATAGTAGTATGCATTTCCAGTTCCTACATTCCCTTCTACTGTAAAGGTAACTTGTTCTGTTCCTAGTATCTCTGGTTGCTTAACTTCTGGTATGGATGGTAGCACATATTTGAATCTAATTACTACATCCCCAACTGATAGCACCTCAGTTACTGGGAATCTTCCATTATATACTTCATTAACTCCTTGAATTAAAACTTCACTATCAACAGTTAGATCTTTGATACCATTATTCATGGTAACAGTTGCTATCTTAGATTCAGTTCCTGATATTTGAGTTATTTTTGTATTAATTGCTTGGATATAGTTTCCATTAGTTCTCCATTTATTAGGAGTTTCTAATCCACCAGGTAATATGATACCACCTTTAGTGTTTTTAATTTCTAAAGTTTCATAGTGATGGATACCAGAGTGTAATTTTTCATAGGTTCCATACTTCTCAAGAAGAACTTCATCTAATGATGATTGAGGTAGTGGCCATTCATCTTGTATGTTTAATATGTTATTAGATAAAAGCACTATCCAATCTAAAGATGAGTTATTATATTCTTTATAAGCAACATTGTCTGGTCTATCATCACCAATAATTTTATACTTAGTAAAAAAGTTCAAGTTGCCAATGATATCAGGACGAAGTCTTCCTCTTTTAAATAAATTTTTTACAGTGATGTAGTTGGAAATATCTGTGTTTCCTTTAGTCCTATTGACATATTCTAAGTTTGGTACTTGTCTGAAATAAGATTGTGTCATGGTTAGTATCCCATATCGTTAGTGTCTTCCTCATTATCTTCAGCATATATTGGATTCAGTTCTCCAAAACCCATACTGACTGTGTAACTAGTCATAGAACCATCATCATAAGTCATGTATGATCCATCAGGTGCATATTGAACTTGAAAACTTGTGAGAGCACATGTCTTAATCTTATTTAAGAATGGATGTTGTTGTCCATTCTTATAATAGTATTTTAATTTAAATACATGAGGACTTTTTAAGAACATTCCTGTGTCACTTTTACTAGGAGCCATTGCATATTTAAAAAATCTAATAATCTTTCTTACTTCTTCTGCTTCATTCTTTTCTCTTGGTGTGAACCTAAAATTATAAGCAAACTGTCTCAAAGTAGGACCATTAAATAAAAGTTCTAGGTTAGGATTCATTACCTGACCAGTAGCACGTTTGAATACACCTTTATTTCCTACTGCTTCTCCTGCAAAATAAGCAGCTACTTTATCTGGTCCTATTTCATCTTTTATTTTGTTAAATGTGTCACCTAAGCCTTGAGTAAAAGCTTTAGCAGCTTCTGCTGCACCATCTTCAGCACTTTTTATGGCATCACCTGCTGTATTAGCAAGCGCAGCTGTTAAGGCATTGAGTCTATCATCTCCCCAGTCAGCACTATTTCCTTCTGCTAATCCTTGAGGTTCCATAGGAAGAAAGACAGTATGAGAACCTTTCTTTTTAGTCAATCCTCTATCTTCTGGTTCTCCATAGTCACCAGTTAATCCTATACCACCTTCACCAAAGTTTCTTGGCTTATATTCATAAGCACATACTTTTAAGTAATCATAGTCACCACTAACATCATTCTTTGGATATCTTAGAATAGATCCTCCCCTATTTACAGTTGATGTTCCATTAGCATCTTTATTGTTATCAGCAATTGTTGCATAAATGTTTGTGGTTGCTGGCTCTTCAGAACTTATATTGGAAGAATTTTTCCCTGTTGCTTTCTTGAATATATCTTTATATGTTTTATCTGTTAATGCTTTAGCCATCCATTCATCACTTGCTCCTAACTTACCAAGATAGTTAGTACCAAATTTTAAATTATATATTTTTGCATAATCTATTTCTTCTAAATCACTATTATAATAATCTCCAGCCAATTCTATTTCTGTTTGTGTAAGAGCTGCTCCAGTAGAAGTTCTAACCACAGTCGCAATAGTATCCTCTGTCTTAGTGACAAAGGATTTACCATCTTTTAAAAATTCTTTACTAATGACTGTCATTAATATCTTTTTAGTTATTTAGTCTTAAAGTTTGCATAAGATAATGATCTCATATAATCTATCTCATCATTCTGTATTACATGTAGTCTTCCTACAATTTCATTCCATGTATAGTTCCTTGATGTTCCCCAATGAAAGTTGATACCTTGGAATCCCCACCTATCCACATAGGTGACAGCAACTAGAGGGAACTCATCAAATACACCAGGAGTTTTAGCATTATATACAAAGGTATAATAGTTACCTGCATCAGGAACTATTTCTGTTTCACTAAACACCTCCATGATATACATCATAATATCATCAGGATCATTCTCATCTTCAATTTTATCTTGAAGTTCTTCTGTTCTTTCTGACATTATTTGATACCTAATTCATCTTCTGTGATCAGTTTAAATTCAATTCTTCTATCTAAACAATACTCTTGTGCTGCTTTCCATTTAGCTTGGTTGACAGCATAGGTTGTAAGTTCATACAGATATGATTTAGTTACTCTAGTCTTTTTCTTTGGTGGTTTGGTTTGCTTCTTTGGTTTCACCTCAACCACATAAGTTTTAATGCTACCATTACTTTCTCTCACCTTCATTAGAAAGTCTGGGAAGTATCTATGAGGTCTATTATCTACAGGAGACATGTATGGAATACTTATCTCTTCAGAAGCCCATGCTATAATATTATTAGTCAGGTCACAGTATCTACAGAACTTACGTTCCCAACTACTACGACATATTATATTATTTGGATTGCCTTGATATTTCTGAGGGTGCTTTGGTTTGTACCTACTCTTAATACTTTCAGCCATCTCTTATACATAATATATAATCTCAAATATTTATAGATGGCAGGTGTCAGGCCAGAAAAGTTAACAGTATCTACTATAAAGTCAAGGTTGCTGAATGTAGCACAGTCTTCTTTATATAGATTAACCCTACCAGTTCCTACAGCAGTGAGGAATAGTTTAGGATTTAGTACGATAGATTATGATAATATTAATTTAATGTGTTCTGAAGCAACCCTTCCAGGTTCTAGTATAAACACTCATGAAGTCACTAATGATTATCATGGTGTCACTGAGAAGATGGGTTATAGGAGAATGTATGATGAGACTATTGGATTAACTTTTTATGTAGATAGAAACTATAAGGTGATTGAATTATTAGAAGGGTGGATGGATTATATTACTGGTATTGATAATAAAAATGAATTTAAAAGTCCTTATAAGAATTATAGGATGTCTTATCCTACAACATATAAGCAAGATATATTTTTAACTAAATTTGAAAAGGATCAGTTTACTAGAGACTTTAGTGATACTAGAGGAGGTTCTAAAACTACATCTAGATCTACTCTTGATTATACTTTTATCAATGCATTTCCTTTATCTCTAACTGCCATACCAGTATCATATGAAGCAAGTGATGTGTTAAAGTGTAGTGTATCATTTAATTTTATTAGATATATTATGGAACCAAACACATCACTTGTTACTACTCAGGGCATCTTGAATAGAAGAGATCCTACTATGGGAATGAATGATCAACTACGTTCAATCCAGTCAGGATTTGCGTGATAAATAAGACACTGAAAGAATTATTATGCCATTACCTACAATTGTTACCCCAACTTATGAACTTGAGTTGCCATCTACAGGAAAGAAAGTTAAGTATAG